AAATGGCTGCCAAGATCACCTCAAAAACCATCCCCGCTGTTGTCAAGAAGCAGCGTGGACGGCCCCGCGCTACAGCCGCGCAGCAACTAACTCGTAAACAAGAACTATTCGTAAAAGAGCTAGTTTCAAAAGACGGTCAGATAACTATGCGAGAAGCAGCCGTTAATGCCGGCTACCCTGTCAGCTCCGCCCATACACGAGCTTACGAACTCACCAATCAACATATAAGTCCACACGTTGTTAATGCTATCAGGGCTTATCGCCAAGAGCTGGACGAAAAGTTTGGCGTAACATACCAGCGACACTTGCGTGATTTGCAAACTATCCGAGACTTGGCCCTAAATAATGGGGCTTATTCCGCAGCCGTTCAAGCTGAGTACCGACGTGGTCAAGCACAGGGCGATATCTACGTTAGTAAAAGCGAAATCAGAACGGGTAGTATTGATTCTATGAGCAAAGATGAGGTCATGCTGGCCTTACAGGAGATTAAACACAATTATGCCCCGATTACTATCGACATTACTCCCAAAGGAGAACGCAATACCCAGAACCGCGACAAAGCGAGAAGCCGACTTATGGAAGCTGATGAAGGCGGGGATGTCGCAGAATTCGAGGACGTGGAAGGCAACGCGGATTGAAACGTGGGCTATGCCCGGTATTCCGGACGTTTTGGTTTGTGATGACGCCGGACACTTTCATTTTGTCGAGCTAAAGGTTACCACCGCCAAAGTTGTTGATCTTCGACCCCACCAAGTTGCATGGTTAACCAATCATAGTATTGCAAGCGTTTGGGTCTTGGTGCGCAAAGCGGCTACTAAAACCCAGCCGCAAAAGATTTACTTGTATCATGGGAGGGAAGCGATGGACTTAAAAATGTCCGGTTTAAAGGTGGAACCTCTTTATTATTGTGAAGGGAATTTTGACTGGGACACTATTATGGGGTTGATCTCTCCTATATAATCGCATACCATTGTGTGGTCTTAACTTAACTACGACATGAGGTCATAAAATGAAAACAGTATTGCACGTTAACCAGCACCATATAAAAGCCAACGCTAAAGGTGCGGACCTTCCGGTGTTGACAGTAAAAGATTATACGCAGAACCGAAAATGTAATGAGGCGTGGATTAAAGACGCTGAAGGAGTCGTCATCACCAAGCTTGTGTACCGTCCAAACAAACCGCTTTCTTGTGGGGCTAAAGTTTGGCTAGAAACAGAGCTAACCGTAGAAACAATAGGAGTTTAGAGATGTTTTTTCTTTTTAAGTGGTTTGCGAAATTAAAATATGGTTCCGAAGCTTTAGAAGATTTTGAAGAGAAGCAGCGGCGAACCAAACCCCAACGGCGACCAAAACAACTGATAAGACGACGTAAGAAATAAAACACTAGCCCGCCCTTGAGCGGGTTTTTTACTGCCCTGCAATAAAGATTATTTAAAAAAGTAAAATATTAGGTTGCAAGGTATGCAACTTTCTGCGATATTATAGAGGTGGCGCAATTAAGTGCCCAATCTACGGAGTCATAGGTTATGTCTACATATCAAACGAACGCTTTAGCCCATGGTATCGGAAACTCGGCTGTTTCCTCGAATTGGTTCAGTCGGCCTGACGATCAAAAGTTTTTAACCCTCGACGATATGCTCGCCTATAAGAAGATAGACGCGCAGCGAATGACCTCTCGCACTGTTGACACTCACAAGATAAAGATCATTGGTGACTATGACGAAGTCAATCCCAGCCGGGGAGACATTCGTATTGAGTACGTCGACGATAATTACCGCGAGCACAACAACACCCCCACCAATTGGTCGTTTGGCCAACTGTCCCAGCTTGCCGGTGCACCTTCTGGTTACTTGCGAGACCTTCCGGCACCTATCGCGGCGGACTGTTTGCAGTGGGGTTTGAAATATAACCGTGGCAAGGAGCTAATCAAAGTCTACGGTAACCAAACCGACGGCGGCGAGTTAAGAGCTGCAACCGGTCCCGACTATGGCCGTATTTATGATTGGGAGATCCTCGAGCCTATCAAGCAATTGGTGGATGCAAGCGGCGGACGTTGGAAAGTTCCCGGTATGATGACGGGAAGCCGTGACGGCATGGCCGTCTATGACCCTGAAATTCCAGTGTCTATGGCTACCACCACGTTGTTTGCAAGTGACCGGGACGTGTTCGTCTTTTTAGTGGATGACCGCAACCCCATCGAAGTTGGAAAGCTTGCCAACGGCGAGCCCGATTTAATGTTTCGCGGCTTCTATGCTTGGAATTCCGAAACGGGTAGTAAGACGGCGGGTATAGCCGCCATGTATTTGCGCGGTGTTTGTATGAATCGAAACCTTTGGGGGGTCGAAAATTTTAGCGAAATTAAAATACGGCATACTAAATTCGCGCCGGATCGTTTCGCGCAGGAAGCCAGACCGGCACTACAATCGTTCGCCAACGGTTCGACCTCTACTTTTGTCGAGGGTGTACTTGCTGCCAAAGCTGCCAAGATTGCAAAGGATGATGCAGGCCGTTTTGACTTTTTAGTTAACCGAGCTGGATTGTCTGGACGCATGGCGAAAGCTGCCAACGCTCGCCACCTTGCAGAAGAGGGCCGCCCGGTCGAAACTGTTTGGGATGCTGCGCAGGCAATCACTGCAGTTGCCCGGGATATACCGCACCAAGATGCGCGTATAGATATGGAACGCAAAGCCGGTGCGCTATTGGATAAGGTGACAGCGTGATTATTTTAAGCACTAAGCAGCGCAAAGCCTTACACCGCAAGTGGGTCCAAAACAATCAGGGGCTGACTTATCAGGCATTCCGCCGCACTGTTTTGCCCGGGTGTGATTGCGTTATGGTGCGCTGGTCTGGTATGTGGCTAGGTATTGAGCTGGACGGATATACCCACAGTTAAAGTGTAGCCGTAACCGTTGTAAAATTAGCCCGCTTGACTGCGGGCTTTTTATTGCTTAAAGTATACGCTCTATCGCATACATTAATTAAAAAGGTCAATCATTATGTTAAAAACTGTTGAATATAGCGGCGCAACAAAAACCCGGGGCATTGCTGTCACCTATAGAGCGGGGGAGCGTGAAATGTATGGCACGTGCCCGGCATCCTGCGAAATGAATTGCAGCGGCAAAGGCTCGCAACAAATAGACCAGAACTATTTTGAGGCTTTACTAGGTGCAGTTCCGCGTCGTGGCGTCTCTTTTACTTACACTCATTTTGCGTGGCACCGGTGGGCGGACCGGTCCGACAAAGATAGCACCGGCCAGACTGTCGTTAACTTTTCAGCCCGTAATTTAGTAAGCGCGGCGGCGGCGTCCCGGGTAGTGCCTGCCGTGGTGGTGCTATCCCCGGACCAGTGGCAAAACGGAAAGCATACAATCGCCCCGTTATTTGGCGGCACCAATGGCCGCGGCGACTTTATCCAGACCGACGCCGTGCGGGTGGTCCGGTGCCCTGCCGAATATATAGATAATTTTTCCTGCGGTGACTGCGGCGACGGGATACCTTTATGTGCACGGGCTGACCGTGATTATATAATAGGATTTACTGCGCACGGTTCCGGCAAGAAAAAAGCGGCGGACCCTGACACCGACGGCGGATGTTATGCCGACGGCGGGCGTGTTCGATTACATTGGGACGCCACCGCCAACAGTGACCAGCCCGACGAAACCGACGGCGAGAAGCTGCAACGGTTCGCCAAAGGATTAAAAGCGGGCTCAATCCTGCGTCACCACGTAGCGGGCGACATCGGATAAACTTTACTTTATAGGATATTATCCCATATACTTCTATACAGCGGCGAGCAAAAGCCGCTAAACCTTAACTTCACGGAGTAACGAAAATGAGTTTTCAGATGACTACGAAGGATATCAAGAAAGGGGAGTTTGTTCGCAAAAAACTTGGTTCTAGAAAAACGTACACCCGGGGCGACTATGACCGCTCGTATAAAGTTTACGAATTACACGACGAGGACGACATCAGCCGATCAATCCACGTCAAAAAAGACGCTTTGTTATGGGTTGATTTTGAGTATTAGTATTAAATTAAACCTTCATTAATACTTTTTAGCCCGCTGGACTGCGGGCTTTTTATTGCCTTCGTTTAAGGTAGTTAAACAAGCCGGGCCCTGCGCCGCGTCCGGTGTCCAGAGCGTACCGCGTGCGGTGGCTGGCTGGTGGTCCGGTGGTCCGGTGGCTGGTGGTCCGGTGGTCCGGTGGTTGACAATAACTATTATTAACTGGTAAAGTGTTTTTTCTTACAATAATTAAGGCCCGACACGATGACACGTTCAGACTACCAACAAGAAATAACAGAGCTGGCTACTGATATTTTAGATAACTCCAATAGTGATGATGATTATTATGACGCCGTACACGAGACCGTAGACGGTCATGAGTGGATCATTTATTACGCACACAATACCGAGGTGATACAGCACACAGACAACGCCAGTGCTTATGAGGATGTTTACAGTTCAGAGGATCTAGGCGATCTGGTAAAAGATAAGGGTGTGTTAGGGCTGAATACTATGATAGCTTATTTCGCAATGGCACAAGACCTTCTGGAGGAAATCAATAGTCTTCGCTCAACAACCGAGGCAAAAGAAAATGGCACCTATTAAGTAGTCAGGCACTACCCTAGGATCTCGGCCCGCCCTCGCGGGCCTTTTTTTGTCTACTATTTAAGGCGTACCGGGTCCGGTGGCTGGTGGAAGTTAAACCGTGGACCGTGGAAGTTAAACCGTGGACCGATGACCGTGGACCGTGGACCGATGACCGTGGACCGTGGACCGATGACCGTGGACCGTGGACCGATGACGACGCCGAGCATCTCACCTGCACCCGGCCCCGGCAGCCCGGACCGCAGTAATCGCCCCGGGTCCCCCTGATATCGGGTCATATTTCACGCTAAAAAGACCAAAAAACGCGGTCCACGCCACGAGGCCTCAGGCCGTGGGGGGAAGAGCTAGGGCCATGTTTCTCTCAAATATTCATCAGAAATTTTAAATAGACTTTAACTGTCTTATATAAGCGTGTAATATTGCATATAACAAACGTTTTTCTTGCTGGAATGTTCCACGTGGAACACTGTAAATCTGCGTGACAAAAGTTAAAGGGACCCCCATGAGTAGAGCCACAAATCCTGCTGTAGAGGAAAAAACATTAAAGCTTCAACTGCGTTTAGCGCAGCTCGAAAAAAATGAAGAATGCCAATTTAATTTTTTAAAATTTGTAAAAGCTATGTGGCCGGAGTTCATTGCGGGTCGTCACCACAAGATTATTGCTGACAAGTTGGAGCGGGTC